AGAGTGTACAGCTTTGTCTTTACAGAGGATGCTGCACCCCTCACATCTTGGGTCACCACCAGCCATATTGCTGCCAGCATACAACTTATTGAGGTCAAACATACTATTATAAGGTATGGGAAATAGATATATAAACAATGACGAGTTTGAGAGAATCATCCTATTATACAAGGAGGATCCGAAAACGCACGAAGAAGATCTGGTTTCTGTCTTTGAACTCCTAATAAAAAACATCGTTGAGTCCTTCAAGTTTGAAGTGGACCCCAACGATGCCAAGCAGGAATGCTTTGCTCTGGTGCTCAAGACGGTCAAGAATTTCAAGCCCAAGAAGGGCACCGCGTTCAATTACTTTACGACGGTAATTCTAAACCAACTCAAGCTTATGTACACCAGAGAGAAAAAATACAAGCAGAAAATCGAAAACTACATCGACATTCATAAAGATAACTTAGACCTTTAGTTGCTTGTATATATTTGGTAGATAGAACTCAGATTTAACCTTGCCTTTCTTCAACCGAACAAGGTGCGGCACCTTCGTACTTCCATAGATAACGAAGCTGTGCGGCATGTCGAAGCTATTTACAACATAAAGCTTCTCTCCGTCTTCATTTTCCCCATACTTATTTCTAAGTTCATCTACCAAGCCTGAGCACCAATCATCCCAATCGGAAACGAAAAGAATACTCATGCTAGACTTATTTATTTTTTGCTGCGACAGAATCTTATTTAAGTCGTTTTCCTTTCTAAGGAATTGCAAACTATACTTCATGCTTCTTCAACAGCTTCTGTGGTTTCAACTTTTTCTGACTCCATAAGTTGAACCTGCCCATCCTCTCCCTCAACAACAGTGATACCTGAAGACTCAAGCTCTGCTTGGTTCTCTTTAGCGTACTGCTGAACCATTTGAGATAGCTGTTGATTAAGAGCTTCACAACCTGTAACGAAAACAGTCTTCATGAAGTCGTCATCACTGATCTCTTCGGGCTTGACTAGGTTACTAAAGTTCTTGAAGGCTTCCGCCTCATCTTTGGATAGTTTAATTTGTATTTTCATTCTATTTCTGCTCCGCTCGTCGATGCGGATCCTCCAGTTCTGTATATCTAGTTTGATATTTTGCTTTTCAGCGTCCATTACACTATAATAGGTTGAGGTTTATTAACATGGAAGACAAATATGATATTTCCAAGCTAAAGAAAAAAAAGAAGGTTAACAGTAGGGCAAAAGGTAGTACCTTCGAAAGGCAAATAGCAGGTATGCTAAACAAACGCTTTGACACAAAAGAGTTTTCAAGAACACCTGGGTCTGGAGCCTTTGCTACAACCCATACGTTACCTAAACACTTAAAGATCTATGGAGATCTAATTACCCCTCAAAATTTCCGTTACTGCATTGAATGCAAAAAAGGATACAATAAAGAGAACCTCTATAGTCTTTTTAATTATAGGTCAGACTTCTGGAAGTTCATCGTTCAATGCGAAAAAGATTCATCTTTCTGCGGAAAAGAGCCTATGGTAATATTTAAACAGGATAGGCAGAAAACTCTGGCGGTTGTTCCCTCTTATATAACATACTCAATAGAAAAATATATAGAGATCCACAAAGGAGAAAAGAAATATAGGATATACTATTTGGATGATCTACTCAAAGAAGAAGATTATCATTGGTTTGATTAAGTAATCCTTCAAGTAATTTAATTTGGCCTTGAATGAATAGTTTTGTTATATCCTCTGAAGTTTTCTTCGTTGGGCTAAAGTCTATTTCGGTAGAAAACTGCTCCAGTGTTGCTTTAGGAACCTGTAAGTAGGTTCTAGTCTTACTAGTGTTTTTCGCTCCGTCTGTCCTTTCTTGCTTGAGGTAAACAACTGAACCACCACCAGATATCTTTATAGTAGTTCCGTCTTTTGAATATTCAATCTTTCTATCAGAGGAGCTATTAATACTGTTCAATATTTTATTATGTTGAACAGCTAGGACCTTGCCTTCATCATCTGAGATTAGTTGAGTCATACTTCTTGCATTGGCCCCTGTCAGGTACGCAAGATGCATAACGTAGTCTTGTGCTGCTTGGTTTCCCGCCGCAAGATCCCGCTCAAGCCGTTTCTTCCTGTCTAACCTACTGACTAGTTCAGCTAATCTAGATCTGTTACCTAAACCATCCTCAGTATCAGAAGAAAAATCTTTTAGTTGAGCCTGTCCCTCCGCAGTAGTAAACAAAGTATTTTGAAAAGCTGACATTTGAATTTGCTCATAGCTTAACTTGCTTTTGATAGAATCAAATAAAGACTTTGCAGAATTGCTGGCAGAAGCCCGCTTTATTTTATTTCCTGTACTGTAGACTGAATCTTCTAAAAACTTTACAGCGGTTTCACCTATTGATCCTTCCAATCTTTGAGCATAATTTATGGCCGCTGCTTGTCTAGCTTCATCCCCATTGTAAAGATTTTCAGATACATATCCTTTAAATTCTTGATCAAGATTTTTATCTTTTGCATCAGCATCAGAAGAGAACTCCATCAATGTTAATGCTCTTGACATGGAATTTAACTCACCAAATTTAGCTTTTTGTATGCGCTGTAACCTCTTTAGTCCCACACCTATAACGTACTCCCCATCCCTTTCGTAGTAGTCAGTGTCTAAAGCTTCGGCCTTTTCTGCTGCTCGAATCTCGTCCTCATAGACATATTCTATGTCCTCTCTGCCGCCTGTAGCAACTGCTTTACCCACACCTTCGATCCTGTCAGCGCCCATAAATCGTGCGAAGGGTAACGCCAAAGATAGTTCATCAACTAGATAGCTTTTTAACTTTTCCTCTGACGAGAACGCATCTAGGATTTCATCCTGTACGATTTTTTCCCAAGCCTCATCAAAACCCAAACCCTTATCGCCTCTTTCTTTTTTAATTGACTCAAGAATCAACTTACTCCTTGTAGCAGCTTCCTTTAGAGTTGCTCTAGCGCCTTCATAATCTCCTTTGACCATCTGCAAAGCAGCGATATGGACAGACTCAAAGAATACACCCTTAGCATCATTTTTTTCCTGATCCGAAAACGCGGAACCCGCCACGCGGGTAAACGAGGAATCCTTATAACCACAACGAGCTTTTATTGAGTCCAAACCAATTGACATTAGTTGGTTTTTTTTGCTTTTGCTTCCAATGACCAGAAGCTCTTTAGGACTAGCTCCAAATAATATTAAATTATTTTTATAGAACCCAACTTTTTTTAATATATCCCTACAAGCTTCTTCTTTATACTCCTCTGGGACAGAGGGGAAGGCGGCTACGTCCTTAAAGTTTTGAAGAACTGATTTTGCCATAGAAGCACTCATAGGCTCCGTCGATGCTTCTGATAGTCCATCATCATCTACAATTCTAATATTAGCTTCCAGTATCTTTCCTAAGATACCAGTAGATGATTTAGCAGTTCCGTCTTCTTTTTCTCCAGGGTTACCTTTTACAATTAACTTATTTATTAGGCCAGTGTCAATTTTTATGACGCCTTCTGTAGCTAACTTAATTAACTCCCCTTTGATATTAGTTTCTACAAAAGACGCCAACCCTTCAAGTTGTGTACCCGCCACGCTACCAGAAACAGTTAGGTTAGCTTGCTGTTCTGTTTGCCTTGTAGTACCTCCTTCAAGTTCGTCCAAAAAATGACCAACTAATTTATTGTACGCACGGGATGTTTTATCTAAAGCCCCTCCAGGGGCTACTGTACCCCCTGCGCGAGTGTCACCTGCAATAGCAACGCTTATGTCTTCAGTACGAGCCTTCTTGAAAGCGAATGTGCCTTTGTCACCTAAGGCTTGAATCCCTTCATTATATTTCTGATAAGGATTAGATATTAAATCATCCGCTTGCTGCTCTGCTTTTTTTAAAACTTCCGGGTCTACGTCTGCGCGATCAGTTATATCCTCATTTATATAAGTAATCTTATACGTTCTTTTCTTCAGCTTACTATAGCTTTCCAGTAGTTCAGAAAAATAATCCATATCTTATTATAGATGAAAAAAATAGCCCCGCCCACACAGGTAAAGGACGGGGCTAAAAACCTAAGTTAAAATCACTGCGTTGGGTTTGAGTAGTTGTAGACGTTCATGAAGTCGTACTTGAAGTTCACCGTAAGCATGTGGAAATCGTTAGTAGCATAGTTGAATTCCGCAGCTTGCCATAAGGTGGGGTAGACTCCATAAAGCTCGATGGTTGAGTGGGGTGTTAGAGTGTTGTCTAACTGAACAATCTCAAGCTTGTCTGCCTTGAATGTGTTACCAGCACCACCTCCAGGCTGGGCGCTCTTAGTCATCTCACCTGTGAGAGGATCATAGGTGTGACGGAAGTAACGATAAAGATCAGAGGCAGTCTCCCGAAGATAAAGGTTGTCAAAGTCGATAGTTAGCTCACCTGGGTTTGTTTTCCCTGGGTAGTGTAGCTTGTCGTTAACACGATCAACTACTATCGCTTCGTTTCTCATTTCAAGACCACCAACTTTCTTGCACGCAAGGGTGAGGTCTGGAACATTTGTAATATCTTCAGGAAGTCCGAAGAAGTGAGCTTCGAACTGATACGCCCGTACTGAATCAAGGTCAGTTGAGACGGTAGGAAGTCCCTGTCCAGGAGTAAAATCTCTACCGTATTTTGTCTTGTAATATGATGTTGCCATTAATTATCTCCTTAGAGGGTTCCTAGATCAGCGGACTGATTGGTTAGGTTGATCTCAAACACAATGACCTCAGCGGTCTTGGTGGGCTTGAGAATAACTTTTGTCCAAAGTTCGTTACGGTCTACGCGAAGAGGTGTGTTTGTAGTCTCGTCGCAGACAACTCGGAACTCTGTAATTCCCCGTTTTCTTCTGATGTCATCAAGGAAGGGATTAACAACTCCCTCAATCTGTGACCAAGTAAACTCGTCGTTCGGCTCGAAGACAAACCGTTGAGTAGCGGCAAGGATGGTTTTCCTTACATAGATCATTAGTCTTCTAATGTTAATTCTATCTAGCGAGGTAGGAGTTCTTTGGCCTGTTCTTTGGCCGAAGATGGTGAGCCCTTGCTGAGGGAAGGCAACAATCGGGTTTACGATGTTACCGCCACTGTAAAGGCTGTCCCTATCGCCCTGGTTGAGCTTAACCTCGACCTCTGTGGGCTTAGTTAATCGACCCCGCTGGAAGCCAGCAGGAGCAAACCAAGTGTCAGACACGGCATCTGTATAGGCCATCTGTCTAGCAGCAAAGATAGACGGGTCATACCATCGGTCCTTACCATCGAACGTACTGAATACTTTTACCCAAGGCCAGTGAACCGCCGCGAACGAACTGTTGATTGCAGTCGTTCGTGATCCTGTTGTAGACGCCTGACCGTTAGTCCAATCAATCGCATCTTGAACAGTTCCTACCGCATAAGGAGGAGCAACAAGAGCCATGAAGTCCTGCGTAGTTTCCGCTAGGGTGATAAGACTATTTTGAACCTCTTGTGTGGCTACACCAGGAACTAGGGCCACGCCGACGTTGATAACATCATCATCTAGAGCTTGCATTCCTGTCTTGGGTTCCGTCGTAGCGTCACCAATCAAAGAAGTAGCTCGTCCATTCTCAGTAGCAGCGATACCGTTCGTGCCACCAGCTAAGTTAGTAGCAGCAGTGCCCACAAGTTTGGCCCATCTACCACCTACACGACCTGTTTGAGTGCTTCCTCCGAAATTAACGGCGAAAGGTCCCGCAGTAAGTAAGCTTAATGAATCTGAGAACTTAGGTAGAGCAGTTACAGTTGCATCAAGATCTTCGTAAACAAGGTTACCCTTAATAATCCTAGAGGTAATATTTGTTTCGCCTGTGTTGATTACGTCTTCTAGGAAGGCTCCCGAAGCAACAAGGCTGGCTTTAAAGGTCTCTAAAGCAACCCCTTGGTCGTTTACAACCACGCTAAAGTTTTGTGATCCTAAAGAATCCAACGTAATGGAGTTACCACTAGTATCTCCATTGGATCTAATTCCTCCGTTGTACCCAGCACCAGGGAACAGCGATTGTACACGGTAGCTTAGGCTGTCAGCACCTGTGGCCTCAATCTGCCCACCTCCGACTACTATAGAGGAAGTGGCAGGGTCCTCCAAGCCGTAATCAACAGTAGGATCTAATTTAGGATTAACTTTTCGTAAAGCATTTATTCCATTACCTTCATTGAAGGTAGTTCCCGTGCAAATCTTGGCAGTAAGCTCTGCCCCAGAACCCGCGAAGCTTCCTACGATCATGCCCGAAAGTCCTAAATCACTATTGTAAGCGCCGTCATCAAAAACGCCTACTAAATCCGCATCTAAAGCACCTCCAATCACGGACCTGAGGGCAGCAGACTGTGAGCGAGCGGTGGGTACGTTGACCACATAATCTCTTCCAGCCCCACCGTTGTCGGAAAACTTAGCAATTCCTTCGGAGTCTTTGACCTGAATTCTTAGAGTGACGGGAACTTCAATTCCGTATCTGGCTGTAGCATTATTGTTAGCTTGGCCGGAAACCGCAATAGCCGGGCAGTTTCCCACAGAGACCGTGGCAGAAGCGTCTACAGCTACCGTATCATCGGCGCACCGAATAAAGTATACGGAGTTAGTTTGCTCAAGGATCTCTAAAGCACCTTCTAAACCCTGACCGTTGATGGCCTCAGAAGGCTCACCGAAAGTACGAACAAGGGACTCTTGATCAGTAATAAGGGTAGCCTTGTTTGTTGGACCTTTAGAAGCAAAGCCAACTATACCTACTATTGAAGTGTTAATAGAAGGAGTGAAATCAGATATGTCTTTTTCTACTGTGTAAACACCAGGACTAACGTAATTGGGGGCCATAATTTATCTCCTATGCGTTGGAAATTTTGAACATTCTACGGCGATGTAGAGTTTTTATTTGTTCCGTGATATAGTGGTCGGGGACCACTATACTTTCCCCCGGCTTCATCCATTTTTCTTGAGCACCTTTCTCGGTGTTAAAGTAAATAGTAA